TTAGTTCCCGTCGTCGGACTTGGGCCAATCTTGGGCCAATTCGACTCGGGGCGGAAGCTTCTCCAGCTCCCTCCAGTCCGAGGAGGAGCTGATCCATTTCGCGTAGGTAGAGAGCAACATCTCGACGCTGTGGCCGAGCTGGTTTGCGATGAACGCGGGGTTCATCCCAGCCATGAGGCACATAGTTGCGTAGGTGTGGCGAGTGTCGTACTGGCGGCGCTCACGGATGTTCAGCGCCTTGAGCGCTGATTTGAAGTGGCGGATTGTAACACTTGGTTCGTTGATCCACAGCCCACCTTTGCTCGGCGGGAAGACAAATGGGCTGATAGGGTAGGCGGACTTCGATGCCATCTTCCTCAGATCAGCCAGGCGCCGCGCATGCTTGAGTGCATTGAGCGCCCGATCATTCAGAAGCACCACCCTGTGCTACTTCGTCTTGGTCCGATCTGCTGGCTCTCGATCCACGATTATTCTCTGGATAGTAGGAGTCCGATCTTCCAGGCTGATGTCCTGCCATTGCAAACCCATTGCCTCACCTGGTCGCAGGCCGGTGAAGAAGCTGAACTCGAAGAAGGCGGCGTAGATCTGGGAGTACTTCCGCAGCTCGGCGTACAAGTGGCGGATGATTGCCTCGGCCTCGGCGCGAGTGTACGGATCAACAACCTTCTTCGCCGCCTTTGGCTTGTCGAGTGATGCTGTGGGGTTCTTTGTGATCAAACCGTCCAGCACCGCAGTTTTGAAGATGCTGGCCAGCTTGATAATTGCATTTCGCTTCACGCTGGCCGAGGTCCATTGGATCTGGGATATCACCCCGCGCAACATCGTTGGCGTGATCATGTCGATTCGGCGCAGGCCCAGGTATGGCATCCAGTAGAGGTTCAAGGTGCTCACGTAGTTGTCGCGCGTTCCCTTCACGATGTGGCGACTGTCAAGCCAAATCTGCGCATAATCCCCGAGGCTTGGGATTGCTTCAGCGGTTCGCTTGGCAACCTCCGACCCCGGAAACAACTCTGCGTACTTCTCGACATCTAACAATCCGTGCCGGATCAGATTGACTACTTGATCACGTACACGGCTGGCTGCACGGATCCCCTGCGCCGTCGGGGGGGGGGCAAGGGTTTCCTCGCGACGCTCACCGTTCCAAGTGAAACGGATTCGGAGCGCGTCTCCTCGGATTTCAACTCCAGCGGGCAAACCCAAAGGCTTTCGAGCCATTCCTCGTATCTCCATCTGCTGTACATGATGTTGCGACCGTTTTTGTTCCAGATGCCCTCGGGGATCTTCCCGCGCTGACGCCTGGTCTGGAGTGCTCGCAGCGTGATCCCCAGCAGTTCGGCCATCCTTTCCTCCGTCACCTTGTCCATTTCCTGGGCAACGGCCTGTTCCTGCCTGGCGTGTTCATCGCCTGGCTTTTTCTTTCTCGAGTTCATGTGGGTCTCCATGCCGCCGGCGGCGGCAGGTTGGTGGTCAGGCCGTGGCCGTGGCGATTGTCTGCTCGAAGCGCGAGGCTAGTTCGGCGTTGACCTCTGCCTTGGTCAAGCTGTCCGCGGTGCCCTTGGCCCGGTGCAAGGCTTCGTACTTGCGCAGTTGGGCGGCGGCTTCGGCGAGGTCGGCCAGGAGATTTGGCGCCCACGGGCCGGGCGTGTGTTTGTGTTTCGTCATGGCAATAGGTCTCCTTGCCCGCGCGGTGGACGGCGGGCTGTTTGTGAGGGGATGGAATTGCTGAGGGTTTATGGCTTCCAGCTTCTGCCAACGTGGAAAACCATCATCATGTTGTGATGGAGGGGGACTTTGAGAGCGTGGTCGAAGAACTCACCCTTCCCGGAGATGAACCCCGTTTGCACCTTGCTTTCTGAGGCCCCGAACTCCCGCCAACACTCCTCGCCACCGTTCTCTTCCCAGTAGGCGCGCTCTCGTTTCGGAATCTCATCGTAGGTTTTATAAAACACAGAGCTATCGGGAATATCGCAGATCCGGCGCCATGCCGGATGGCGCCTGCACCACTCAGCGGCATGCCGGGAGGCCTGATCGACAGAGTAAAATTCTTTGGTGCTTTGTTCGCTCATGGTCTTGGCCCCCTATAGATCAGGTAGGCCATGTAGGCGAGGGCGATCATGGCTGCACCTCGGCGTTATAGCGCTTGTAGTCCTCGCCAAACTCCCAGCAGTAGGTCGCAGGCCAGGCGCCAGGCGTACCCTCTTCGACGAATGCATACCGGAAAGCAAACTCGCCTGAGCGATACGGCACCGTCTTGCACCATTTGTGCTGAGGCCCACCCAGGAACCAGCCTGGGCACTCCTTCACGGCTGCGGCCATGAACGCTTCAAGGTCGTGGTGACCCTTGCTCATCGCGATGTAGGTGTCGCTGCCGACACTTATGATTTCCAAGGGATACTGAGTTTTGGGCATAGCTTTGTCCTTTCCTGACAGGTTTGTCTGGGTGCCAGTGGCTAGGGAAAGTGGCAAGATAGAGCCTCGGCGCTCTTGCCGAGGTTTCCGGGGTAACTATGAAAAAAGCTGTTTTGATGCTGGCGCTCGCGGCCGTATCCGCCTGCAGTTCCCATGATTCGAAAGTGACCTCGACCGATCCAAACTGGTTGAGAATCGGTGACGAACCCAAGGGCTATCCAAGGACGTACATCGAGAACATCAATGGGAACTGCAATAAAGTCACCGAGACATGGCTCAAGGGCTCGTATAAAGATCAGTCCATGTGGACGAAACAGCAGCGCCGAGCTCCGGTTTCGTGCCAGTAATTCCGCCATATCGCGGCAGTGAATAGAGGGTAGAGGGGTTATAGCGGGGAGGAGTACATCTGTACTCCTGTCAGGGTTTGCGCTCCAGGGCGGCGCGTGCGTCCCACAGTTGCCGTGCAAGATGTTTAACGTTGCTCCAGCCGCGCTCGACCGCGCGCAGGTAGGCGGCCTCGAACTCCGCCCGCTCATCGCGCTCGGCCAGCATCTTCACGCCCAGTGCGACAGTGTCGTTGGCAATCCGGAGATCTGACCTCAGGAGCTTGACCTCGGCGCGCAGCCGCTCTGCCTGCTGCTCAAGATGCCGACGGGCGTACTCGGTATTCGCCGCTACAAGCCGCTCGACCTCGCTGTTGTCGACGGGGTTGGGAGTATCGAGCATCGGCAGCCAGCCAACCGGAGTCCCCTTGCCCTCGGTGAAGTGGTCGTGATCCCAGCACCAGCCGGCGAATTGCCAGCTATCCTCGCCGTCGTTGTCGAAGTTGTTGGCACCAATGGTGGCAGCCTGTTCCTCGTCTTCGGTCGAGTGGTCGGTGAATTCGACGAGCAGGCGTAGCATGGAGCCGTCACGCGGCGCGGTCTCCATGTCCCGCCAGCCTGGGTTGTGATCCTCTTGCGCACCGCAGTTGGTGCAGACGAGAAGGAACTCTCCGTCGTCGGTCCATTCGTGATCGCAGTCCACCTGCTCACCCTGATGATGGTCGGCAGCCTGCTGAAAAACAGCTCCAGCAATCAGCTCGCAGCCCATTTCATGAAGGGCCTGGACGCTTTCCAGAGCCGCGGCGAGAGAGCTTTTGGTGAATGTCAGCGACTTCTCGGTGTTGCTGGATTGGTTTTCTGTGGGCATGGGGATATCTCGCCGGTATATTGCGATGTCAAAAAAATGGGGGTTCAGGTATGTGGTGGGACGATATTTGGAAATGGGTAGTCGGAAACAATGGAGTTCTAGCATTCCTACTGGCTCTGGCCGTAGCGGGAAGTGCCCTGTATCACTACATCTCTATCAAGCGTGCAGAGGAGCGAGCCAGAAGATTTTCAAATTTCCACCAACTTATTCAAGATATGAACGGTGACGCTTCGGGCGCTGCGCCGTATATCGATCGCCAAATTGCAATAATCTTCGAACTTCGAAACTTTCCAGAATATTTTCCAGTTACGGAGAGAATTTTGGACAGGGCGCGTAAACGTTGGATATTCAAGAATTTCGGAAATGGCGGTGCGTATGACGGGGTCATCAAAGAGGCAGGCAAAACGCTGTCACTCATTGCTCGGCGACAAGACTGTAAGCACTACTTGAGCATCGAGGAGGAGGACAGAAAGGTCTTTTCGGGCACACCTTAAATGCTGTCATGCCGGGACATACACGGTTGGTAGAGGGTGGGTTATGCGGCTTGGGCTTTGCGTTCGGTGGAGCGCCACGGATTGTTGGCCCTTGCCAGCGCTGCCATCGGCGGCGGGCTGACGCTATTGCCGCACATGTGCACCTGCTCGGTCTTCGTGAAAGACTTACCGTCTGCCCCCTTGTCGATGATGTAGCCGGCGGGGAAGCCCTGGGCCCGGTACAGTTCGGGCGGCTGCAGCATGCGCAGGCAGATATCGACGATCACATACGGTGTGCCCTTCACGTACACAGTGACCAGTGCCAGGCGATCCTTGGTTGTGACGGTCGCCAGCGGATCGTCACAACTGCTCATGTTCTCGGTGCCGTAGTAACGGATCAAGAATGCCGCAACCTGCAGGGCTCCAGCCTCGTGTTCCGGTGAGAGCTTGAGTTCCACCAGGGAGCTTTTACCACCGCCGCCGGCGGTCACGGTTGGCGCGGGTTCGTCCACTGCCTGACCGATGCTGGCACCGAACTGGCGCTCCATGAATACCGTCACCAGGCCGTGGTGTTGCCCACCAGCGCTGACTGTGTGCAGCGGGTCGTTGAGGTCCCGTGCATCGCAGTTGCCGCGCAGATGAAGCAGGCTGGCGCTGACCAACTGCTGCTGGCTGCCGGTGTTGGTCACCGTGGTCATTGGCTCGTCCAAGCCCTTGGCGTGAGTTGTGTTGTATCCACCGTTGGCCTGGGCCATGAACGCCGTACAGACGCCCATAGCATGGGCGGCGCCGGCTGGCCGTTTGTAGTTTCCACCGCTGGTGATCGTCGGCATCGGGTCGCGGATATCAGCGCCGTCACTGTTGAAGCGGAATTTCACCAGGTGGGCGGAAGCCAGGGCCCGGTGGTTCTGCGTCATCAGCGTGCCAACCGGGCTGTCGGCCGGTGCCGGCTTGCCGGAGTACGATGGCCCGCCTGCACCCACCAGCACTGCGGAGGCGATCGCCGTGTCGGCCTTCGCCGTGATGGTGTACATCGGGCCATCCCCTGGGCGTGGCTCGGTCTGGCCCGCTCTTCCTCCAACTCCCACCATCAGCGGGCTGGCGACCATCAGTTCACCGCGGTTCGCGGCAGTGACGGTTGGCAGAGGCTCAGTCGGGTCGTTCACCCGGTCCGCTCCCTGGTGTGTCGCCGGCAAAATCACAGCACTCGTCAGGGCATGCTTGGTACCGCCGGCGACCACGGTCCCAAGGGGCTGATCCAGTCCTGGCACGCGGGGTTGCTGCCCGGCCCGCTCGCCGTAGCCGGTCTGAACCAGCGTCGGGCTGGCCATCGCAAAAGACCCGCCACGGGGCCAAGAGGTGACGGTGCGAAGCGGCTCATGCGATGACTGCACGCTTTCACCCGACCAATTCGCAATCGGCACGATGAATGGCTGAGGATTGTCGATCACGAACTTCCGCATGCCCTTGGCGACTCGGCGAAGCGTTGCTTCGGCAAGTGGCTTCTTGCGGCCGAAAATGCTGGTGCTCGGTATCGACCAGTCGATGCAGTCGGCGGCGGTGCGCCATTTCTGCTGGCCCTTTTTCGGACTCTTGGCGTGGCTCGGTTCAGGCCACACAATTGGCTGACCGTCGCAGCGGGCGATCATGAACAGGCGCTCGCGGCTGGTTGGAGCACCAAAGTCGCACGCCTTGATGACTCGCCACTCCACCTGGTAGCCCATGCCTTCGAGCAGTTGCACGAACCGGCGCCAGGTGATGCCGCGGCGTTTCGGGTCGGGTACCAGGAACTGCTGTTGCACAGGCACGCGCTCGCCAATGGCCGCCACGGTGCCGTCCAGCTTCATCACCCGGCCGGTGGCTTTGTCTCGCTTGGCGATCAGCGGGCCCCACTGGAGGATCTGCTTCACGTTCTCCAGGCTGATCACTCGGGGCTTCTTCTTGCCGGCCCACTTCAGGCCGATCCACGACAGGTTGCGGATCTCGCGCTTGCGCGGCTGCCCGCCGGCTGCCTGGCTGTGATGCGTGCAGTCGGGTCTCCCTCGAAAACGTCGGTGGTGAAGTGGCGTGCTGCCGGGTGTTTGGCTGTGTGCATGCTGATGGCGGCGCGGCTGTGGTTCTTGGCTACGTTGACCGGCCGTCCCAAGCCCATTTCCAGGCCGGTACCGGCGCCGCCCCCGCCGCAGAAAAAATCCACGACAATCTCATCATCTTGCGAGGTGAGGCCCAGGCCGTACTGGGTTTTAAAATCAAACGGCGGACGCTTGAGCGAAGTCATGAATGCTCCAGGCAGCCCTGGACCTGCCGGGCTGGCAATAGTGATTGGATTAAGAGAAAAGAAATCGATCTGGTAAATTTGAAGAGTGATTTGGAAAATTGGGGAGGGTTTTATGCGTAAGCTGTTCGCCAATAAGTGGTTTGTCATCACTTTAGGGTGCTTGGCCCTTATGCTCGGAGCCATCGCTAGTAGCAGATACCATCAGTCCATGTGGCTAGCACGGTCTGGTTCCATAACTGTATGTATGGGGCTTTTCTTGTTGACGAACGCTCAACTAAACGGGCTCCAGTTGATGGACGTTTGGAATGAGTCTTCAGAGTTCAAGGAAGACGATCCTCGATACTATAAACAGCAGGATTTACCTATTCCGGTGTGGGTTAAGCGCCATTGGTCTGCGCGGCAAGCAGTTGAGTTCTGGGGGCCGCTCATGACGTTGGTAGGGACTGTGGTTTGGGGATTTGGAGATCTCATCCAGTTCTGACTTGGCTCCCTATGTCCCATAACATGTCGCATCTGCGATGCGCCCTGGAGCCAGGCGGCATCCAGGCGCCGCCCTCGCCGGGGGGGGCGTGATTCGTTGAAGTGAGCTATTCGTGTATTGCCCGGCGTGCGACCGGAATCAGGAGGTGCCATGAGCAGCCAGCAGGAAGAGACGCCAGAAATTCGCCGGAACAGAATTCTCGGGAATGCGATTGGGCTGAGCCCGCACGAGGTTTCTTTCCATGTCACAAGCGTTCAGCCGGATGATGTAGGTGGCTTTATCGTTTATTTATCGATTGGCACGCCAAGGCATGTTCTTGAGAAGATCAAGGGGATTGATGGGCGCCTGTATGTCCATACTGGCCCGATTGATTTTCAGGGAATACCGCCTGTCTTCTGAGATTTCTTGAAAATCTTTGTCAGATTGCCATTGACGGCTTTTCCGCGGCGCAGCACGAGGTTCGCCAGGGCAGCCGCCTCCACTGGGTGCTGCTTGCTTTCATAACAGCACCGCCTGGGCTGCATGTGCCGTCGCCGCTGATGGCCGAACGGTGTTGAACCCGGTATCCACCGCCGACAGCGTGTCGACCCAATAGGCCTCCCGCTGGGTGATGTAGGCCGCCCGGTCCTTGCACTCGTCTGGATAGACGATCACCTCAAGGACCGAGAAGTCCCAGTCGGTGATGTCGGTAGCTTTCAGTGCAGTGTGGAACTTGCACTCGCTCGGTTTGCTCAGGTGTTGCCACCAGCGCAGCGTGAACGCTTGGGTGGTCTGGCCGACGTAGACCCGTCCGGTAGACTTCTGGCGCACCTGGTAGATCACTGGCGGTGATAGCCCTTCGTTGGCCAGGCGGAATTCCGACAGATCGCGGTCACGCGCTGCCTGCTTGCAGGCCTCGGTGCAGTAGTCGGGGCTGTTCGTCTCGGTGTTCGGATCGTTGTACTTGTCGATCAGCTTGAAGACCGTGCCGCACTCTTTACACCGGGTGTCCTCGAAGCGCTTCAGGATGTAGGTGTCGCGCTCGGTCAGTTCCTGGATGTGCAACAGGTAGGCGTGCTGCTCGATGTCCTTTTTTAGCACGCGCACCGGGAACTGGCGTTCGTACAGCTCTTCGATCTGGGCCTTCGCTGCCTTGCGGTCTTCCGCCTCGACCATGCCGCTGAACACTGGCGGCCAGGCCCAGCCGAATTCGTCCTCGTCGTATTGCTGGCGGCCTTTGATCTGATAGTAGAACTTGGTCATGGATGCTCCATGGAGACGCCGCCCTCACCGGGGTGGCGTGATTCGTTGAAGTGGGGTATGGATTCGTGTTGCGGGCAGGGCTAGCCCAGCGGGTGCAAGGCTACGGTCGCAGATTCAATGCCGCTGCAGACGCTTCCGTAGGTGATGGCCAATTGGGTATCCTCTACGATTTTGATGGAGTTATAGGCTATGGATCTGCCACCGAACTTAGCGTTAGATGTAGCTGGAATAAAATATGAGGGGTCTGGGTTGCTCAAGAGAGGCGAGCTAACTTCTCAAGTAGGTACTCAAGAGAAACCGCTATACATACATATTGACTCGGATACCGATTGGCCTGCGGTCGCTCCAAGTGTGGCAGGCGTGATCGTTGCGATAATAGTTGCAGTGTTTACAGTAAAAGTTCAAAAAACCCAAATAAGGGCAAACATAAGTAGCTTCAGGCATCAGTGGATAAATGATCTCAGGTTGGTTTCTTCGGAATATCTACAATCCCTGTATTCAATGGCTGTCCGCCTCAAGATGAACGATGACTATTTTAGGTCAGAGCAGCAATTAAAAGACTATGACAAGATTTTGGTATTGACCACTAGGTTTGAGATGCTTCTAAGTCGCGATGATGGTTATACGCAGGAGATATTGGCTTGTGATCAAAGGGTGATGGATGTTTTAAGTGCGTATAATAAGGAATTTGATTTTAATCAGTTGACTTGCGATGTTAATCTCTTAAAGGATTTGGTGCGCAAAGAGCTTGAACGGGCGTGGGAAGATATAAAGGCTGATGTTGGTTTTAGGTCTCGCAAGAAGAAGGCTAAGGTAAGGGACTCCATTATGTTTTGGCGGGCCTCTTATTCATAAGTACATTTATGAGGTCTATTGAATATGGGAAGGCGCTGGCGGGCAGCGCTTGGTGTTACGGGCGGTTGTCGTGATCGCAGTGGCGGCAGTCTTCGTAGCTGGGCGAAGGCACGAAACGGCCACAGCCTCCGCAGTTCTGGATGCTCGTCGGCGTCCGTCGTCCCCTTGGCTTCACCAGCTCAATGCCGGTGCCTTGCAGGGCCTCTTTGATATTCACGTCCCGCTTGTGCACCAGGCGCCTGGATTTGGCCTCAAGGTAAGCCAAGGGCCAGATCACCGCTTCCTCTGGGGTGTTGCCAATCGCCTCGGCAACCTCAAGCGTCAGGTGGTGTGCTCTCTCGAATCGGTACGTGTGGCCTATTGGCCAACGGGCCAAGGCAATGTCGTTTCCGTTCCAGTGGTCAGGAATCTGCAGAACGATAGCACACCCTGGGACCAGTTGGTTGCGCGCTTCGTCCAGGCTGATGTACTGGTGGTCTACGCCAAGATGGGCTCGGGCACCTGCTTCTTCCTGGTCACGCAACCATCCGACCAGCAGCTCTGCCTGATCGAGCGTGGCTCCTTGGTCCGGGATGTTGCTGATCCCCTCAGGGATCTGGTCGGCATCAAACTCCTCATCAATGCGACCAACGATGCAGCTGCAAACCGTATCGCGAATGCTGTCGAAGTCGATGACCTCGCGCTTGCAGGCACTTTCCAGTTTTTCGTGCAGATACCCGTCGCTTTGGTGGCGCAGGAAGTTGATTCCGTAATCGGCGCCGACATGCCATAGAAGGCCGTCGATATCCCCGAACATTGACATACCGTAGGCGGTGACGCAGATATCGAAGTGGTAGACCCGAGTGCCAGGCTGCTGGCAGCGCCAAACCTCGACGCCGTTCTCATTCACCAACTGGGTGTATTGGTGCTGGGCTAGGTCTTCAGCGACGCGGGCGGCGAGCGCAGAGCGTTCTTGGTCTTTCATGGCTTTCTCCATGCATGCGCCGCCCTCCGTGGCCGGATGCGGCATGGTGGCAATTTGGGATTGGTTGGGGTATCAAGGGGGACCGGCATGGGGCCGGCACACGGAGTGGTCTCTATGGACAAAACCGATTTCGATTACGATGCAAATCTTTTCCAGAAACAACTTGGCGTTACAAAGTACTCTGTAAAGAGTGCTATCGGAAAGTTTGTTGGTATGGTTGAGCATTGGAGCGAGCTGGGAAGTGGCTATTGGGGGGATTCGCTTCTAGTATCGGCCGACCCCGCCAACAACTGCATCAATGGTGAGCTTGTTGGCAAAAAATTCGTGGTCCGCTATGCGCCTCTGGAAAAGGATGGTAAGGGAGTTATCGAGGCCGTTGTTCTAATCCATGACCTGGTATCCAGCAAACCTGTCGAGGTGAGCAGGTTTATGGTCAAGTCTGATGGATCCATTCTGTCAACTGCTGGCGATGTACTGATTGGTAGTGAACAAAGCGAGTGGAGTTACAAAACGCTAGTTGCGATTTGTAGGCGGGTGCTCAATTCAAGTTCAGCAGTTTGATATCAGCCCTATTGGGCTGACTACCTCATCCCCCGGATCCTGCTGAATAATCAGCATACTTTTTCGGTTAAACTCCAGCGCCACAGATTGCGAGACCTCGTATTTGTGGCGCGGCGGAGTCAGGAAAAACACTGCTCTTTCCTGGCCCTGCGCGTGCAGGTGGTGAATCATCAGGGTCATAGCCTCGCCGTGCTCCTTCAGGCCGGCCCGCTCCATCAGCTCCAGCAGGGCCTGTTTAGTCCCTGGTCGAACTTTCAGGCGCAGGTCTTCTTCCTGCAGTGCTGCCGACTTGTTGCGCCGGCGCCGGTCGCGCTCGGCCTGGGCCATAGCCATCGGGAACCTCCTTTAAGCCGCTGGGCGGCAGGTGAATGTGCAACTGGCTTCGGCGCTGCTGCACTCGGTTGTTGATTCGCCTCATGCTGCGACCTTGACCTGGCGCCAGGCGCCGACCGAAGCCAGCAGCGAGGACAGTTGCGCTTCCGTTACTGTCCTTTCGCCGGGGACGGCCAACCAGCCCATGCCTACCAAGTGAATCGGATTGCAGTCGGCCTTCACCTCTTTGTAGAAATGCTCAAGAACATCCGAAAGCCTTTCCACCATGTGCACGCCGTCCGGCTTGATGTCGATTGACTTGATGTACTCGGTCCCATCCTGGCGAATGCATATGCCGGCGATGTATATCGTCCAACGGTGCGCAATGTCGCAGAGGGCGTCGGAAACCGGTATCGAAAGGATCTGCTTGCCGTTCTTCCAATTGATCATGATCTGAAGGCCGCTTGGATCAATGTTGATCACGGCGGCATGGTTGGTGTTGACCAAGGCCCGCATGCTGCGCTCGATCTGGACTCGCCGATTGCATGGCTTGCGCTTGCTCATAGCGAGTCCGCCATTTTGCGTAGGACCTGGCGCTCTGTCGGGCTTGGCCGGCGGCGCTTGCGCACAAGGACAGTGTCAGGGTCGACCCGCGTGCTGCGAGCTGGCAGTGGGGCAGTGCGGTAGGTCGGCAGCTCGACGGCGCGACCACCAGCGCCGGCGGCTGCGACTTTGAGCCGAAGGTGCAGGCCGCGAAGCTCAAGGGTGAAATCTCGGGCAAGGATGCCGCGCTGCTGGCCGACTGCATCGTGCATCGGCTGCTGCACGCACAGTTGAGCCCGCGTCACTGGAATGCCCTGGTCGCAAAGTACAGCACGCACCGCGGCCGGAAGATCGACTCCATCGGTCGACTGGTGTCTGCCGTGAAGAGCCCGGCGCCGCTTCGATTCACCCAGCAGGCCGTCCTGACCTGGGCTGTACCGCAGCAGTCGAAGGGCATTCAGCGCAAGGCCGTCCAGATAAAGGCGCCCGCGCACCGGGTGAGCGAGGAGGCGGGGCAGTGGGATTGGCGCAACGCAGCAGCCGACGCCAATGCGGTCAGAGCCAACAAGCACGCCCAGACGGTCGCCGAGGTGAAGCCCGGCGAGATGATCGTCCTGGCCGAGTCGAACTACAACATGACCAACTGGGACTCGCAGGGGCTGACGGAGCGCACGTACCAGCGCTGGAACAAGGCGATCAGGGATGCCCTGGAGGCGATAGTCGACGAGGCGCTGGTGGAGGCGCAGCACATGCTCGAGGCCGTTGGCGTGCTCACTGATGAGGCTGCGTGAAAAAAATTCGCAAAAAGGCTTGCGCTGGCATGTCGCCATGTCGCATTATTTGTCCAACCTGTCATTCCTGCGCGTGTTGAGGAGTGCAGTCGCAGCCCAACCGCAAACGTTGGGTTTTTTTGTGGTCACGAAAAAATTCGAGATATCGGTTTTCACTACCTTAGTCTCAGTGATAGCAGTTTTGGGTCCATTTTCTTATGGGGTTCTCGCTATCTATGAAATTGGGAGGCTCGGGTACTTCAATGCTCCGGTTGATTTCCTGCAACTGGGTTCCTTTGGCTTCGCTGATGTGATTCTCAGGGCGTACCCTTCAGTCCTTCCGATGGCTGCCGTTGCTGCCCTTTCCATTAGGTTTTTGTGGCTTAAAGGTATTCATCGTGCATATGCGGTGGTTCACATCACCGCGCTGTTTGCTTTGTTACTAATTAACTTGGGCAACAGTACGGAATGGAAGTTTGCATGGGGAGGCATAGCTGCCCTCGCGGTACTATTTTTATTGTTCAAGACACCACCTCAACCAGCTGAGATAGGTAACGAGATCCAGCAAGAAGCGAGAGCAGCAGAGACGAGTGATCAGAAGTTCTGGCGACTTGCTAAATTGACACCAATTCTTTCGGTGATTATTTTTATTTTGGGTTGGATGGTTTCCGCTTATGGCGCGAAAAGCGCCGAACTTCAGAGCTTTTACTGGTGTACCAAAGATGAGGTTGTACTCGGGTTCTATGGCGATAAGGTACTAACGGCCAAATTGCTGAACGGTGATATCGGTCCCACTTTTTCGATCCGCGACGTTAAGACTCTGGCTGATATGAGCTATCAAAAAATTGGGCCTCTCAAAGTGATTCCGCTTTGGAAACCGGGGCGAGGCATTTAGTTTTTATCTAGCGGCAGCTCCATCAGCAGACTAACGAACTAATAGTAAGAACAACAATTCCCGCCAAGAGCGGGATTTTTTTGGAGTTTTGCATGGACCCGACCGACCTCGGCCCAGGCACAGCCACCTGGCTGGGCGGAACGGGCACAGTCCTGCTAGGCGGCTTCCTCTGGCTGCGCAAGTTCCTATCCAAGGATGCCGCAGACCGCGCGATGGACAACGCTGATATAGGAACCGTCCGCCGATTGAACGAACTGCTCGATTCCGAGCGTGCTGCCCGCAAGGAAGCAGAGTCTCGGGCTGACCAGTTCGCCAAGGAGCGCAATGACCTTGCTGCTACCGTTGGCAGGCTGGAGGGCAAGATCGAAGCCTTGACCAGCCAGGTTGGCCAACTTACTGATCGAGTCACTGCTCAGAGCGAGGAGATCGCCCGCCTGCGCGGAAAGCTGGGAGGTGCGTCCTGATGGACAGATGCGCATTTGAGTTTATTGCTCGCCGCTGGTGGCGGCGCGTTGAGGTCTGGTTGATTGCCACGGTGCTCATCGCCGGCGGCGCTGTACTGGGCTGGCAGTCTGCCTATTGGGCTGTGTCTAGCACCCAGGCCCACCAGGTCGACGAGATCCGTAAGGCCTACGATGCTGCCATGGCGGAGCGAGACCAGCGGCTCGACGATTTAACCCAGAAGACCGAGAGCGCCGCGACGATCGTGTCCCAGGAAGTGGTGTAACTCATCGTGGCCTTGGCCACTGAGTTTGCCGTTTAGTTGATCACGGCCGACAGCTTGGCCTGCGGATTATCGCTGACTGAACCGCCCCGGGTATCGCGGAGGCTCCACGCGCGCCATTGGATGGTGTGGCATCTACATGGGGGTTACCGATAGCAAGGTTGCCTACCTGATCAATCAAGAATTCGTCGAGCTGACGCCTGATCCGCAGATGATCACCGCGCTTGTGGGCCTATGGCAGAACGGCGGCTTCGCCAAGGCTGACCTGAGGTCCTACCTGCGTAAGTTGGGCCTGATCGCGCCGGAGCGTACCGATCTTCAGATCGACAGCGAACTGCAGGAAGAGGGCGATGGCCTGGGCCTGGATGAAGAGGATCCCATGAATGGCGTTAAAGAAGGCGGTACTTGATGCCACGATCCGGCATGCAGTGTTCCTCGAAAAGCTCAAGGCCGGCGAGGTCGGTAAATTTGCCCCGTTCCTCAAGGAGATCGACCGGAGCGTTCGTGATCGGCTTACCCAAGCCGATTTGACTGAGTACAGCACCAGGCGCTTGGAGGCACTTTTGCGCGAGGTTGACGGCCTGCTGTTGGGCATCTTCGACCGCTACAGCGCGCAACTGAGCCTCGACCTGGTCGATATCGCAAACTACGAAGCGGAGTTCGAGGTGACCAGCCTGAAAAAGTCTCTGCCGGTTGGTGTTTCGCTCGATGTGGCCGTGCCAACTGCAGCGGCGATTCGATCTGCGGTGCTGACCAACCCGTTGAGCGTGCGTGGCACCGGCGGCGGGAAGCTGCTGGAGGCCTTCATCAAAGGTTGGACCACTGCCGAGCAGGATCGGGTCACGGGCGCGATCCGGCAGGGCTTCTTTGAGGGGCAGACGAACTTCCAAATCATTCGAAACATCCGCGGGACGAAGGCGGCAGGCTACAAGGACGGGATTCTTGCCACTACCAACCGAAACGCCAGCACCGTCGTACACACGGCGATTCAGCATGTGTCCTCGCAGGCACGCATGGAAGTGGCCAAGGCCAACACGGATGTTGTGCAAGAGGTCCAGATGATTGCGACGTTGGACAGCAAGACCAGCCAACAATGCCGGTCGATGGACAAGCGCCGCTTTCCGGTCGACTCAGGACCCAGGCCGCCGTTTCACCCCAACTGCCGCACTACCTTCATCCTGCTGAGCAGGCTCAGCGAGATGTTTGCCAAGGGTGCCACCAGGGCCTCTGTTGGGCCCGATGGGGGAGAGCAGGTCAGCGCCGATCTCGACTACTACCACTGGCTCCAGCAGCAGCCGGCGGCGTTTCAGGACGTCGCCATAGGCCCTGTGCGCGGGAAGCTGTTCCGCGAGGGGGGATTGAGCGTTGAGCGCTTTGCGGAACTGCAGCTCGATCGAAACTTTGCCCCGCTGACCCTCCAGCAGATGAAGAGCTTGGAGCCGCTGGCCTTCGAAAGGGCCGGCATCAACTGATACCTGGTACTGGCTATGGTGCTGATCGGCGCAGGTGCCGCTGCAGCATGGACATGGCAGGACAATGCCTACGGCAAACGTCTCGCAGACCAGGGTTCGGCTTACCAGGCAGATCTATCCTCGATCGCTGCTGCCGGAGCCGCCCAAGCCCGGAACGCTGTTGAGCAACAACAGGCCGCGCAGCAGGCGCTGGCTGACCTCGATGCAAAATCTACTCAGGAGAAAGCTGATGCACTGGCCCAAAACGAATTGCTCCGCCGGCTGTATGGCGGTTCGCAGGGTGGCAATGAAAAGCTTCGTGCTGATGTTGCTGCTGGTCAGCGCCGGCTGCGCATCGCCGGCTCATGTTCAGACAGTGCCGGTGGCGGGATTGCGTCCCAGGCCACCAGCGCCTCCGGCTTGGGCGATGCAGCCACCGTCGAACTCACTCCAACTGCTGGACGAACTGTTTTCGATATCCGCGCCGGAATCATCACAGACCAAGCAGCCCTGAGGGCGTTGCAGGCGTACGTGCGGGAGGTGTGTCGGTAGGGCAGAAACAAGAAGCCCGGCGCTGGGCCGGGCTAAGACGCAGATGCGTGCGGCTGGTGCGGGAATGAAAAGGGCCGCCGAGGCGGCCTTAAAAGCCTACTTGTCGCTCTCCTCGAGATCTAGGGTGAGGGTGTCCCCATACCTAGGATGGATCATGTTCATTTTCTCGATGAAATCAGGGTATGCCTTGCTGAGCTTCATAATCGTAACCGTGGAGGCCAAATGCTCCCTCAGCTTAGGGTGGCCCATATCGGTAGTTAACCGCTGGTGAAGCCGCCCTTTTTTCTCAGCTTTCGCGTTTTCTCGTTTCAGCTCATCAAGCAATCCTGGCGCTAGGCGCTTGTAAACAATGTCGTTCGTCAATACACCAAAATATTGAGGTCGATATTTTGCGTTCTTAGGCGGGTAATCCAGCCCCCTTAGACGAAACAATTCTTCGTAGTATTCAGGCGGAAACGTCTTGACGTAGGGTTGAAGCTCTTTAGCTACAAAGGCCTCCAGAATCTGAGCCAATGCATCTTTGGCTCGATCTTTCTGGTACCCGGTCGCCTCGTCGACAAGTGCAATAATCCCAACCCGAGCAAGTCCTCGAACTAGGATCTCGCACTGCACCGCGATGTGCGCTTGCTGATGCATCAGCATGCCGGCCTTACGTGCCTCAAGCACCGCGTCGCATAGATCAGGCAAGATCGTTGCCTCGTAACCAGTTGCTGCCGATCCGCCTGTAGGCGCCTGGAATCGAACTGGGGCACGCATTTTTTCAAGCAGTTGAGGGGGTATGAAGGGGGAAATAGCTTTGCCAGTGGCGAAGCTCAAAAGCCTGTCACCCTCGCCCTTACCGGCGCTACCGATGGACATTCCCAGCGCCTTGACCATGCCTCCAAGTGACAACACCCGGCGACCGTCGTCCAGCACATAGCAAGGGATTTCAAGATCTCCGAGCTTTAAAGGATGATCGCTAGACCCGTGGGTTGCTTTGGGTAGTTTCGCAATCTCGGCTTTAGCCAATGCTGCTTTTTTGGCTATCTCACTGCGCTGCTCGGGGGTAAGGGATTCAGCCCGAGCCTTGCCACCTTTTGATTTTCCAGTCGCCATGATGAGGGTTTCTCTGTCTTGGATTTTTTGCAAGCATAATGCTTGCAAATATTAATATGCAAGCAGAAATACAGATATTTTTATCGGAGGGTCAGCAGGATGTTGCGTAGCTGAGAGGCTGAAACCCCCGGAAACATTGCACTGAGCACCGCTCACAACCGCGAATTTAATCGCATCGTGATGTTAGCTGTGGAGATCAAAATACTTACCTATCAATAGCTTGCGCAGCTGGATCGTTCAGCCGATACCGACTCGATACCAATCTTGAGTCTTTCCAGCCCGCTCCAGTCGGAGCTTGAGTTGGACCAACAGGCATGGGGCGACAGCAGCATCTGCAGGCTGTGGCCCAATGGTTGGGCGATGAATGCGGGGGTTGAGACCGGACATTGCGCCTATTGTCGCATAGGTGCGATGACAGTTGTACGCCGGTCTGCGCCTGAACGTCATCCGGACGGCGTTGCGCCCGGCTCGACCAGGTTGGAGAAGAAGATGCAGCCCACCAGGCGCGCGAACAGTCCCAGCGTCTCGCCGACATCGGGGTCCTCGAGGGGCACCGCCGTGGAGTCCAGGGCGCACAAGGCGCCGTACATTCGGCCATCGGGCAGGAAGATCGGCACGCCTGCGTAGCTTTCCAGCTCGAACCGCTTCACGATCGGCCTGATCGCGAAACGCTCGTGCTTGCTGATTTCGGGCACCAGCAGCGCCTGCGGATTCAGCTTGAATTCGTTGCAGATGGTGGTTTCCACCAGGACGCTTTCACCGAGTTCGATGCCCAGGTTGCTCGGATCGTATACGGAGCAGGTGATCCATTCGGTGTCCGTGAACTTGGCGATGGCGGCGAAGCGCATCTGGGTGACGCGGGTGACCAGCCGCAGGATGCTGGTGGTCGCCTCGATCTCCGCGATGGCCGCCCGTTCCTCCGCGCACAGGTATTGGTGGGGTTGCAGCGGGCGGTTGTTCATGAGGGCGTCTCCACGAGGCAGGGGTGCTGATGATTTCATCATCCCCAACGGCGGTTCCTGCCTGCTCGCGGCGATAAATGTCTGAACGCCATCATCGTGCGGGACTTATCGTTCCAATACAACCCCCGCCCGGCGCCCGACATACGGAGGGGCCGTTGGCGCCAGGCGGGTGTATGGTGGCGGGGCAACGCCTTGGATCTTTGGACGTGAAAAGGAGGTGACCATGAGCGTTTCCCAGCTCTTGAAGACGCATGTCAACGGCTATGATGTGATCCGCGTTGGCGGTGGCCCCTGGAAGGTGTGCACCGGGACCGATCGACTCGGTTCGTTCCAGACCCGGGAAGAAGCGATGGCCTATGCGGTATCGCTGCCAATGCACAGGGTGCGTCAACCCGCCAATCAGTAGCAACCGGCGAGGCTCCCGGGGGCCTGGAGGCGCTCGGGAGCCGACGAGAGGGTTGCGCCAGCAGTCCAGTTCCACCCCCGGGTGGCCTGTGGCTTTCGCCGAAGGGGCGCCGGACGCGGCGCTGAAGCATTCTGTCATATGAAATTTCCCTCAGGTTCGAACCTGCGGGCCAGGGTGCTATCCAATCAAGGGAATGATCTATCGCATCAGGAGAGGCGTCATGAACAGAGTGGTAATCGGCCTGGCACCCTGGTTGGCAGCCGGCCTGTTGACCGTCGCCATTCCCGCCGTTGCGGCGTCCCTGGATGGCGGCCGGCCCGCCGCGCTGCAACTGGCGCAGAACCTGCCCAACAGCGACAACCCCTACAACAGCCCGATCCGGCGCGCCAACCCCAACAGCCGCCAGGGCTCCGAACCCAGCACGCCGCCCTTGCGCGGGCCCAACACGCTGCCG